TTAACCTTCCGCAGTTGTTGATTTTGTTTCCCATGCTGGCGCATTTGTTGGTGTAATATATAAATTTGTTTCCAATACACTGTTAACTGCCATTGCTGGTAACCCCATAGCACTTGGTTGTCCAGTGAAGTAAACAGATTTTTCAAGTCTTGGATGTTTGATTTCAAACCATACTGCTTTGTTTGATTCACTGGCTGTTTTATATGCTTTTACCAGTGTATCCCATGCAGTACTTAATTCTTCGGTGTAGTTAGCCAAAAATGGTAATGCACCACCTAAATCCTTTAAGCCTTCGATATAAGTTTTGTACTCTGTTTCCTTTAAAACTGTAGTTTCCAATGTTTCAGGTTCAGGATTCATTTCAGGTACTTCCTTAATATCAGGAATTTCAATGTAATTTGTTGTTGGTCTAGTTCCAGCACTAGCTTCTACAGCATATCCAACTGTTACACCAGCAGTATTTAACGCAACTCCCATATTTAATTTCCTCCTATTGAATTTACTTTTCTAAATCTTGCAATTCTTCTGTATATATCACTATCTGCACTTTTTATCGGCTGATTGAATGTTCTTAAATATCCATGCTTTACCAATACATCGTTGATAACAGCCACTATTTTCATGCATTCATCTTTACTATCAATACTTACAACTTCAATTTTGTAAGTTTCGATTGCGACGTTTTCATTTTCATTAAAAGTTGAATAATCAGTATTAATAATATTGTCGCTCTGCATTATACAGACAGCTGGAAATTTAGGAGGCGTATTAGATATTTCCTCACCAGTTATGTAAATATTATCAATGCCATATTCTTCACGTAATTTTGAAGCGACTACTTCAAATACATAACCTTCGTGATCTATCATTATCTAAACACCTCCCTAATAATCTTTTCCATTTTGTTATAACGGAGTTCCATAGCAGTTTCATACATAAATGGACGTGATGGCATACCGCTTGTAAAACGATACCCACCGCTTCCATCAGGATAAAACCACCCAGTTACTGTTACCCCATTTATTGCATATTCTTTAATGTTATCTCCAGTGTTATATTTCCACCCCATGCTATCACCTATGTATGGATTTTCCTCACCTTTTGGACCTGTACCAAATTCTACAAACATAGCACAATCCCCTACAGATAACATCGCATAACAATTATTTGATTTTTTTGATACAGAACTTAACATATCGCCAGTTTCTATGGCATCAAATTCGAATATCTTATTAATAATCGTTGTATATCCTTCATCAGCTAATCGTTGTACCAACTGGTTAGCTTTTTTATTTAAATCTTGTTTGTACTGCTCCAACTGCTTCAATGCTTTATCAATACCCTTATCACTCAGTTTTACTTTTATCTTCATTTTTGTTGACTTTTTCGATAGCGTATTTTATACAACTGTAGCTTGGAGCAACTGCTTTAACTTTGTAATTGTATGGTTGGGTTTTGGGAATTCCAATCCATAACCGTGTAAATTCATCTATAGTACATGACAAATTGTGGGTAGACATTGTCTTGTCGTACTTTAGATCGTTACCAAAGATATCCTCGTTAGGTTCTCCTTTGTTGGAACTTACACACAAACGCATTGATTCAATATCTCCATATCCTTTAACCGGATTACCGTATTTATCAACCGTTTCACCCACACCGTAGTTTTGGTAGAAAATAATCTGTTGATTGATTGCTAAATCTCTCATAATATTTCACACTTAGGAAGTATCTTCCCAACTAAAGATTTCGAAATATCAGCAGTATCATATGTACGTGAAATTCCATTTTCAGTACGCTGTGTCTCACCCTCACTGCCCCTACGGTTGAACATTTCAATACACATTTGTACTTGTAAATGCAAGTATCTATTTTCTACATATGTCTCTCCTAACTTGTTTAATGGAATCTCACCATTAGGGAAACGTGCATTAAGAATAACACCCTTGCTTAGTTCCAAAAGCACTTCGATATCATCATCAGTAATCTCAGGCACCAGCTTCTTAAGCATTTCTTTTTGTGTCATTCTTAATCACCTCTTATCCTGATACTGATGTAGATTTTTTCTCTAATTTAACTGCTTTAGTATCGTCTACGAATGCAAAGATACCGTACTTTCTACTGTAGATAGTATTTAACCGAACATTTGCATCACGTTCTTGTTCTACTTCAGTTCCTTTTTTAACAAAGAATTTAACTGCTTCTTTTGTTGCTAAAATAACTGTACCTTGTGTCGCGTGATTAGAGTTATATAAAGGAACTCCAGCAACATGTCCAATATATCCGGCACGTGCATATGATTCTACGTATTTTAAATCGTCTTTAAGATTTTTTCTGATTTCTGCTTTATCTTTTGGATGTACTAACCCAAAAATCGCCATATCTTCTTGTTCGTTTTCAGGGAACAATGCGGAACCGTCAACAAATGCATCAAAATCAAATTTTTCAACTTCAACCTTTGCTGTTGCTTTTTGAAATTCTGCCATAGCTTTTGTATTAGATGTGTTATACATATCTACAGCCATATGATTGACTCCGGTAGTTACTACATTTGGATCAATCATTTCTTCCTCATCATAGTAAGGGAAACGATTTTGTAACATTTCAATTTCATATTCTTCTTGTGTTAATTTAACTTCAATGTTCTTAGTGTTTCCATTACCCATTGTCAATACTTCTGTACCATTAGTAGCACTGTAACGATTAATTTTCTTTTTAGTTCCCGGTGTACCTACTAACGAATCATCGACAGTACAAAATCTCATTAAATCTAATTTCGATTGATACTGTTTTTCAAATTCGGTTGCTAATACGAAATTATCGTACTTTTGGTGTGTATGGTTTAATGCCATATTTAATTTCCTCCTTCAGCTAATTGTTTGAAGGTGTCGGGATCGGTATCGAATAATTTTTGCTTATCTTGAATAGATAATTTATTAAATTTTTCTTTTGTCATACCTTCCTCACTACCTCCACCTTCAGGTGTTTTTGTGTTCTTTAATAATTCATCAGTTGTGTTCTTTTTAACTGATTCGGCAAATTTACTTTGATTGGCAATAACTTTTGTGAAATCTCCATCAACCATTGCTTCAGCTGTTTCCTGAGCCAGCTTAGTATCGTAACCTAATTCAACTAATTCAGCTTTTCTTTCGGCAATAGTTGTTTTTCTTAGCAATGCATCATAGTTATTCTGTAATTCTTCATTCGCCTCATTTTGAGCAATCTCTAACTGCTCTTTTTCACTTAGCGTAGAATTATATTTCTTCTTCCAAGAACTCGCTTCTTTGCTTGCTTCATCCTTCAGCTTTTTCATTTTGTCGTATTCTTCTTTATCTACAACTGAATCAGGTTCAGGTAAATCCGCTAATGCTTCCTGAATTTCTTCAAAAGTCATGTTATCTTTGTACTTTTTGCCTAAATGCTTTTTTAAATCCATAATTTAATCTCCTTGCTCTTTAACGTTTTTCTCTAACCCTTGCTCGTTTCCGACCTTCTCCGTCGTTTGCTCCTTAACGTTCTTCTCCAACTGTTTTTCACTGTCTTTGTATACCTGCTGCGGATCAGGAAATAAATCAACAGTTTTAATTGCGTGGCGCATATTTATTCCAGCAGTCTGTAAATTCATAAGTGCTTGCGTCTTGTTTAATAAATTACTAATCTTATTCCGATTAAACTTAATATCTATATCAGCGATACATAACTCGCTGATATCATTATCTTTAGAGCGTTCAATAATATTTTTGATTACCAGCATCATTTGACGTTCACTGTTGCCAAATAACGTTTCTGCACTTTGCGCGTTTTCTTCAGCTAACTGCCACCCTGATTCGCCTAACATTAAAGCAACACCAGTGTTACCGCCACTTGACTGTCCTCTAGCCGGTGTACCGGTAATCTGTAACACCTGCATATATAAATAGTCAGCTAGTGTCTGGACCTCTGTTTGATTCAGCTCTGTTTTTATATACTGCAATATTGGTGTTTTTCCATCGCTTAGTGATTTCGTAGAAATACCACCTTCTTCTCTAAGTAACTTAAACTGTTCATTATCAATACCGATATCGTTAAACCATAGCAATGACTGTACAAACTGTGCTAATCCGTTAAGACGATCAGAAGTACATAAGTTTATTGCTTCAAGCAGTCCAAGAACTCTTTCAAAACATCCCATCCTTGAATTATCATTTTTGTATTCGATAATTGGAATTGCTCCTATTCCATTTATCGATTCTTCAAGTTTTCCATCAGGGGTGAACACATTTCCATATCTCCCCGTTGTTTTATAAACAAAATTTTCAGTGTAAATTGTGCAGTGAATCATATTATCTTCATCAATCCAGTATGTAACACCCATCATTGGTTCATGAAAAACATCAGCACTATAAACAACGAATGTAAAACGCGGATCCAGATTAGTAATCCGAAAATCACTAACTCCTTTTTTTACTTTGTATGGTGTAACCATTCGATAACCAACACCGCAAATTGAAAACGTTCTTGCCAGCTCCTGATCCTTGTAATATTTGCCTTCCTCGAACATCATTTCATTTAATGCATCTACTACGTTGTCTCCACTTGATTCGGTATTAGATAAATCTTTATTAGCACGCTGAACATAGCTTATCGGTTGTCCGAAAACATATCCGACTTTAAAGTTGACGATCTCGTGTGCATGATTTTCAACAATTTTATTATTTATTTCAGGTCTTACATCCTTTTGACGATAAAGAATATTTTGATTTCCCTTTTCATACTCAAACAGCCGTCTTATTTGACTACGGTTTCTTATATGAATAGACATTGCCTTACCCAACACATCATGTATGTTGTCTTTGGTGATTTCCACAACATCCGTAGTAATCATTTTTCTGCCTTTAAACTGTTCTATTGCTAATTCACCTGTCGTACTACTCATAACACACCCCCTAACTGTAAATAAAAAGAGCCGACTATTACGTTTTTTACGTAATACATCGGCTCATGGCTCTATTTTTATTTAATTTTACTTAATTCAATCTTTATTGGTTTTTTATCTTCCTTACACCATAGATACACTGTTCCTTTTGAACCTTCTTCTACAGCTCCTAGAAGTTTCTTTTTACCCCTTTTTGCACAAACGGGGCAATATATTTCTTTTTTCAATTTTAATTACCCCACTTCCTACTTTAAGGCTACGTACAGATTTTAACCTTGTCAAGAAAAAAATTATATTCCTAAATCTTTTCTACTGAAAGTTGTTACAGAAGTGTATTTTCCTCTTTCTCTTACTTCTGAAAGCATCGCCATACTGTCTGGTGCATCATCATTTTTATTTTTTCCTACAATTTTAAAAGCATATAGATTATTCATAAACAATTGATATTCTTTATGTCTGCGCCCGTTATCTAAATAGTAAAACTCTCTAATTTCAGGTGCACGTTCAAATATACGTGCTTCTTTTCGCTTATTAGTTGGTGCTGATTTACTTGTTATCGTACATTTATAGTCCCTCTGTTTTAATTCATTTTCTACCCACTCAGCATATTCACTCCCGCCATTATTAGCTTCAAACTGAACATACTTAACATTATTTTTGATAATACAGTCTACAATTAATGGTCTTGTTATAGTTTTATCACCATTATTAAATACTACATCAGGTATGAAATCTCCGTTTTCAGTTTCTACGCATACTGGTGCTGAAACATAATCACCACCACCCCACGCAACATCGACCGTCATATAATTTCTTACTGGTTCATCAGCTATTACCCCGTTATAGAAATTCATTGTATCAGGTGTAAATAGTGCTCCATCACGCTCAATAGGCTCTCCCATATACTGTGCTAACCATGATGCCATATCATTATTTCTTTCAAACTGCGCTCTCAATTCTTTATAGCGGTCAGTATTAAAACCTACATTATAATCATATTCAAAATTGGATTCATCATTTTCATTAAGTGCTGGTAGATTTATTATTTTAAATCTTACTTTTTTACCTTCTTCGTCATTCTGCAAGAAATCCATCCTTAAACCAGCCGGATCAATTAAACTCCAGCGTGTACCAATCCATATTTTCTTTGCAGACTGTTTTGTACGAGGTATTAAATTGTTCGTTACCTTTGACCATGCATTCATTAAACGGTCTTTGTTTAACGCTTCTTCAATACCACCGATTAAGTCATCACTAATTAAATACCCAGAACAGTCACATGCCCCGTTCAATGTTCCATACAACGAACGACATGTTAATGTTGGGTAGCGTTTTTTTCTGTTAATATCTATAGTTTCTCTTTTGGCATCAGTATTAGCAATACCAGTATTGTTGAATACTTTTTTCCAGTTGTATGTATAACTGTCTGTTATTACCTCGAGTACACCAGTATACATAGCACTTGTAATTGTATCTGAGAACGCACTATACAAATTGCTTGCTTCACCATTGCGCCCCATGATCCATGTAATAAAAAACATTAAAATTGTACTCTTCCCAACACGTGGAGGCATACTTACAAATAGTTCATCCAGCTCATCATCAGCTAACGCCTGAAGTTCTTCAACTACAACTTTTAATACTTTCCTCCGCGGTTGATAGAATCGTTCCTCTGGTGGTCTATCAATTTCTAGATAAATTAAATAATCTTCAAAACAGTAAGGTGCACGAAACAATAAAACTTTTCGATACAGATCATACCATTCTTCACCTTGTTTAACATTTTTAATTACTGCTCTCTTAACCAGTTCACTGCCTTTTCTTATGCTTAGTTCACTTGTCTCTAATCTGCATAACTCGAAACAGCTGTTTACTATTTCAAAAGAACTTCCTTTTTTCTTTAATGCATTCGCTATATTATCTACATACAATATAAAAACCCCTTTCCATTACGGCTCAGGGGCTCTAAATTTTATTATATATTATTAATCGTTTTTTCTATTTTAGGGAATTGCATTGCTAGCCATTCTACCATGTCTTCATTATGAAATGCATAGCCATATCCAATACCACTTTCAATTAAATATGCATGAATAATTTCATGCCTAAGTATGCTTTCTATATCGTTAGGTGTTTTACTAAGAATAACTATTTTTTTATTTATGCTATCTGTATACCCATCTGCATCGTTGTTTTGCATATCTTCATCAGGGTTATCGATATATTTTAAATCATACTTTGCTCCCAATATATTTAGTTTCATAACATTTCCTCCAGTTTATAAAAAAACCGACATATAAAATATACATCGGCTCACGGCTCTAAAATTATATAAAACTGCCTAAAGCTTTATCTCGATGCAGTTCATATATACCGCTAAGCTAATACGTACTCACTTAGCATTTTTTTGTTACGAGATTTTTATGAAAGGTTCACTTAGAATACTACAATCTTAGCACCTAAACCAATTCTATACCATTTTCTTATTATTTTCAACTCCACGGATAATAATAGACTAATCAATTGATTAGTCTTTATGTTTAATCTTTTTATATATGGAATAATAGTGTTCTTTTATATCTTCACTTATAGATAATGAAATCTGATCATCAAATATAACGATTGTACCACCAGCTGTATTTGTAACAGCTGTAATCTTTACCATAGCTATGCACCCATAGTCTTTTACTATCAAAGGAATTGGCATATTTAATGGATACATTCTATTGCCTGATTTTATAATATATTTGAAAGAAGAATTTTCATACCTACTTATCTCATTTTCTTCTGATACAACTAAATACCAGTTATACTCAATTGAAAATCCCATCTTTTTTTACTCCTTCTTAGTGTTTTTTAAAAACAAATATTCAATCTTGCTTGTATACATTAAAATACAAACAATAATAGTAAGAAATAAACTAATTATTAAAGAATATATAGACGCAAAACCAACCCATGTACATATTAAATTTGTTGAAATTCCTAGAAAAGAACTTAATAGAACAGTTTCTAAAATAGTAGCTTTAGCTTGAGCGATTTTAGATTCATTTAATGCTTCTTTTATTTTCATATTTTTTATTTCTTCACCATATTCAGACAATATCTCATCTTTTACACTTTTGTATATGGCTGTTTTTATTAATTGCTTCGCTTGTTTATTCGTTTTCAAATCTGTATCTTCATTAAGTAAATACTTTTCAGTGTATTTGTCTAAAATTTGATCTAAACTTGGAGTATCATCAGAACATTCCATACTACTTATCCTCTACCATTTTTTTTAAAGTTGATTCGACAATATCTTTCACTCTATCAGGTACAATCCTAAAATCATCTTCATTCTGATATGATTTATTCCCTTTATTCCTATACAAATTATCCTCATTAGGCTTACCTTGCAATTCAAAAAAACATATCTGACCTATCACGGTATTATTGTATATTTTAATAGGGATAGGAGCGTTGTTCTTTAAAGCCAAAAACATTTTTCCAGAATATGATGGATTAACATACTGTGTCTTTAAATCAATTCCCATTCTATTCATAGTAGTTCTAGGAACAATTATCGCCATCAGGTCATCAGGCATATTAATTGTTTCATTTAATTCTATTAATAAATATTCGCCCGGTTTTATAAAATAACCACTTTTACTTATTTTTATTTCTGTGAATTTGTCTTCTAATCTATCGTCTGATTTTAAATCTATTTCTCCAACTTCATTTTTATAAACTTGAACCGTATTTGAAATCGATAAGTCATAAGATGCTGACTGTAATCTCTTTTTATCAAACGGTTCTATTAAGGGCTTTGAACAACTTCTCATTCTATCTAATATTTGATTATCAACTAACACCATAACGATCACCTCTAATGTATATATTTTATGTTAATTATATTCATATGTCAATAAATCAACATATAAATTATACTATTAAATGATAAAATTAATTTTATTCACTTTCCAATATCGCTTCATGCTTCTTATTTAATTCTTGAAAGCGTTCATTTTTATAAATTTCTTTATCTCTAACACTTTCTACAATCTCACTGTCTTTTTTTCAATGTATAAATTCTTCAAACATTGTTTCTATATTATTAAAATCCCCTTTATAATTTCTTACAAATTCAACTGTCGCATAAAAAAATCGGTTTAAAAGCTAATTGTTTTAAATCGTTGCACATTTTATCAAAATCATCATCCATCTTATTACCCCCTCACATAATTATAATACGTACGTTTTCCTATTCCAATCTCACGACACGCTTCAGTTACCTTACTGCCATTATTAACCATTTTAATTACTTCGTCAACTTTAACTTTCACATCAGGTCTGCCAAACTTTACACCTCTTTTTTTAGCTGAATCTATTCCTTCTCTTTGTCTTTCGAGTGTAGTTATTCTTTCCTGTTCAGCTACTGAACTTAAAACCTCCAGTATTATATTATTAATCATTTCAATTACCCATTTCTGCCCGTCTAATTCAATCATCGTTGTAGGCATATTCATAATTCTCAATATTACCCCCTTCTCCTTAAAATAATTAAATTCTCTAATGGTATCTCTCTTATTTCTAGAAAGTCTATCCAGTGCATGAATATATATTACATCACCAGCTACTACTACTTCTTTTAGTTTTTGATAATTTTCTCTATTGGTATTTTTTCCGCTTAGTTTATCACTATAGATATTTTTAACATCAACATACTTGGTTAGACTATCAATTTGTCTATCCAATTTTTGCTCTTTAGTTGATACACGAGCATAACCGTAAATCATATCTATTCCTCCTCATTGTTTAATATTACTGATCTTGCTACTTTATCACTTCCATTTTTAGGTCTTAAAATAATTTCATATCCCAACGTATCCATAATTTTAACTAACGTTTCTATTTGGGGGTTATTTGAAATCAATACAGTATTCAAACTACTTGGTCTAGCATAACCCACCTTTTCACTCAATACTTTTTGTGTCATATGTTCTTGTTTAAGAATCTTTTTTATTGCTTGTTTTGTTTTCATTTTATCACCTCAAATACATTATACTTATTTATGCGTTCATTTTCAATACTTATTTATAAGTCTTTTTTTATTTTTCGGGTGGAAAAGGACATCAGATATACTATATATACACTAAAAAACACCCCTAGGGGTGCATAAAAGTGGTTTTTATTGCACATTTTAATTATACTTATATATACGTTTTAATCGTTGATAAAATACTCGTTTGTACGTATAATAATAGTGTGGTAAGTTAATTACTTACCTGTAAGTATTTTAAAAAGCAAGGAGGTGATAAACAATGACAATAAAAAAAGAAGTAGAGCTATATAAAGAGTGGTGCAACACTCAAGGGCTTAAACCTTACGAAGGTAGAAACCTGATAGCTTACTTCAAACGCTAATATGTAGGGGCTTATATAGCCCTTACATACATAGTATATCACATATGAATAAATATATAAAGGAGCGTATATATGAAACTATACATAATTAGAATTGCTTATAGATTACATATAATAAATTTAGAAAGGGCGCTAAATATAGCGTATAAGGTAAATTAAAATGGAAGAATTATTAAGATTTAGCGGTATGAATAACAGTGATTATATAGTAATTGATATACCTGATAGAGATTTAGCGGTTTTAGTAGGATTGGACGAAGATTATTCATCCAGATACCACGATGATTTAAACCCGCTACAATCTCTTATAGATGATTTATTTGAATTAGAATGCGACGAAATAATGTTTATAGATAACGATTTAAAACAATCTATCATTGAAGAATTAACAGAACAATTGGATATCGACCGTCTTAAACAATTCGTTGATCTATGCAAGGAGGTAGCTTAATGCTTTGGTTAATTAAAGTGATGTTTAATATCATATTCAATATAGTATTTCTAGCGCCTATAACATTTATTAAAGTATTTGCATTATGTTCTAATAGAAGGCACTAAACAGTGCCTTTTTTTATTAGCTAAATAAAACAACTAAAAAATACGTCGTATAAGCGACGTTTTTTATTTACCCTACAAATATAACCATTTATCACAAACAACGCTTATACACTAAATTATAGTTATTCAGCCAAATACGCACACCTTTATATACTTATATAAATCATTCCTAGCCACTATATGAGTTGTTTAACATTCTTACTATATTTTATGCCTTTGTACATAAAACAGCCCCTACAGTAACAAAAAAATAATAAAAACGCGAATTTAGCAACCATTTTAGTCACACACTAAATAAATACTAAGCTGAAATCCCATATTAATGCGTTTCTGTCAAATTTTGGGTACAAAAAAAACGGAAATTAATCCGTTTCTATTACATCAGCTTCAATTATTTCTAAAAGTTCATCGGCTGTTTTAGTTTCACCTAGGTTATTTTCATGTTTAACGATACTTTCGGTCTGATCTTTCATGCCGTAGTAGTTTTTTGCTCTGAAAATATACGCCACTGGGTTCATCTTACCGTTTATTAATAAATTGGCGTCAAAATCAGATAATAATTGACGAATTCTTTTTGCTAAATCAAACCTATCAAACTCCGATTTACTATCTTTTTCACTCCAATTATACAATGTTTGAGTAGTTGTACCGATTGCAAGTGCGCACCCTTCCAGAGTTGGTTTTAATTGATTTTTGTAGCAGTCGTTAAAATAAAATTCAATACGTTGTGCTATTTCTTCATCATTCTTAGCCATTGGTACATTCCAGTATTTGAATGCGTGTTCTAAAAGTTTAGCATTTATCGGATCACTGATACTAGAAAGTGATGGCGTATTAGAACGTTCGCCGCCACGGGTTTCATTTTGATTAATCGGTGACGTAGTACCGTTTATTTTTGCCTTAGTTCTAGCAATATCATTTAATGTATAGAGTTTATCAGGGTCTACATCGATATTTAAAGATTCAGCTTTGTCTAATAATGCTTCTTTAGTTCTTGGTTTATGTTTTCTAGTCATTATTATCACATCCTAATAAATTTAATAATTTTTTGAGTGTTAAAGACCCGTTCATAGCATTATTAATAATATTTTCATTGAACATATGTATTTCCTCCTTAAAATTTGTAAAGTACTTCAGTACATTGGGGGTGGGGGTCGTTGTTATATATATGTAATTATGTATATTTATAGTGTTTTTTATTTATTTTTTAAAAACAATATATATAAATGTACTAAATGTACTAATATATATAAAGTCTAGTAATATCAACACTTTAGCCCCAGCACGTTGATATTTTTTTAGAAGTGCTTTAAACGCACTATTTTAATAGTAACGCACTAAAAATCATTTTCAAAATATCTAAAGTGCGTTACTCGGTACGTTTAAATTAGTTTCGGTACGTTATTTTTTTAATTCCACGCACTGAATTTTTGCAGTAGTTTTCTATATCATTTCTATATTCTTTGGCACACTTTAAAAATTCTTTCTTAAATGCTCTCATGTTATTTTTGTATGTATAGCCGTTACGCGCCGACCATGAAGAATATAATGAATATAATTCCTGATTAGTGAGTTCGCTTACTTCGCGATAAACAGTATTGCAGTCGCTGTCTAATTCTTCAACAGTCCAGTTGAACTCCTTAGTAAAAAGCACGATAGGATTTGCTGTCTCCTTGTATTCTTCCATCTGTTCCTTCTGATCGTCGGGGATCGTAAACTTGCCATTATGTTTTAGTTTTTTATATCCCTCATATACCCAGTTGAATATACCTGACAGATTTTCAGGTGTTTGTAATTTAGCTTCGATGTTTCTATCTGCGCTACGTTCATTTTCATTTACTGGGTTGTCTGTAAATTTAAATGGAAACTTTAAAATAAGCATTCTTCGCGTAAATCCATCTGTTAAGTCGCGGGATTTTGGCAGTTCGTTACATCCAAAGAATAATTTGCACCGAGGCTTGAACTGGATAAAGTCCTTGCCTTTGTAGCAAGCCTGAATCGGATCTCCGGCAACAACCGATTTGAAATTGGTTTCCGCCCCCTTGGAATCTGTCTTAGTTTCGTTAGAAACATTTATCAGCTTACCCATCAGGTAGATGAGCTGAAATTTATCATTGAACGCTGTAAGCTCTACATTAGATACATTCGAAGCACCGCCAAATACACGCTGTATTGTGTTTAGATATACTGATTTACCATTAGCTCCATTCCCTACTAAGTAAAGTGCTGACTGTAATATGTTTGTTGAATATAAAGCGTACCCCGAATATTCCTGAAGCAGTTGAATCTTCTTAGGATCATCGAAAATTGAATTGATGAATTTATCCCAGTCACTTGAATGAGCATTTGGATTGTACGGATAAGGCAGTTCATATGATAAAAAATCATTTTCGTTATGCTCACGTAAATTTCCAGTTTCGATTTCAAATGTACCATTAACGAAATTGATAAGCGGTTTCTCGTTAGGAATTTTATCCGTAACTGTATCTGCCTTTATTAACCCTAAAACTGAGTTTAATTTAGATAATGTACGTACTGAACTGTATTCCTGACCGATATATTTACGACACTGTTCATCAGTTATTGACTGCCAGTATCGCCCGTTGTATTCCATTATCCCCAATGATGGATTATGTATAAATTTATGTTTTTTCATGACGACCTTTGCTATTTCATCGTCTGTTGATGGTTTTAATGACATAGATTTTACCTCCTTGATCCACTCTTTTGACGCATCAGGGAAAATTTGATCCCTGATTATAACATCAAAAATATCAATGATATCTGTACGTTTTATATAACGCCGATTATTAATTATAAAGTTTTCAAAATCTTCCTTATTTTTAAACATTTTAGCAAGCGATTTAATACCTTGCTCTGCATCGTTGATTAAAGCAGCTAAATTCCCACCATCCTGATAGTAGTCTGAAATATCCTTATATTTAGATGGGGGTGTTGATACAATGAACGGTATGTGATAGCTGAATAATTTTTTAGCCATTGAAACTGTAAACTGTCCGCCTGATTTATCGTTGTCGAACGTCAATAGGACCTTGTCAAAATTTTTAGCTATCTGTAATATATGTTTTGTTTGTTTTTTTGAAAAAGTTCCCCCCGCCATACTTAATACAGCGTAGTTTTCCTGATAGAACGATAAATAATCAAACGCTCCCTCGGCTAAAACGAGTACCGATTTATCACGGTTTAGTGTATCTAATCCAAAAATATCATTTTCATTGAATCCGTCTAAATACGGTTTTTTATACTTGGGATTGGTTTTTGTTACCTCACCCATCGTTCTACCGCAGTAATAACATATATATCCGTTCTTCCACATAGGAATTATTAATCGATTTTCATCGAAATTAAATCCGATTTTTAATTTATTTATGGTTTCATCGTTGATTTTGCGATTATGTAAATATTTACGGTGTTCATCGGTTAAATTTTTATGCCATGCTTCGACTTTATTACATAGATTTTGTGTGTAATCTTTCCATTTTTCGGAATACTCGCTATTAGGTAATGGTATGCCGGTATATTCACTAAGAAATTTTATCGCCTTACCTCTATCAGCATCATATGTGTGCAGCGCCAACAGGTCAATGACATCACCGCCCTGAGCATCTGAAAATGAATACCAGTAATCATTGTTGATGACGACTGAATTAGGGTTCGACCCGCTGTGTAAGAAACTAGGACACCTATCCCCCGAATTTTTAATAGGAAGTCCACAAACAGAAGAAGCTATCGCAACGCATGACGTAGCGTTTTTGATAGCCTCAAGGGTCACTTTAAATTCATTGTTATCGTTTGGCATTACGTACAAAAGCCTCTATCTGCTCAGGGGATAAATTTTTATACATTCTGTAAATATAAATTTTTTCAACTGTCTCACAAATGATTATCGTTAAAAGAATTATTGTTAGTAAAACAAATATATACATTCTAATATCCTCCATTTTGTCTTTCATGATTTATTTTATTTTTCTTTAAATACATTTCGTAAATCTCATCCCATGTGAAACCGAAACGATGTCCTAAAGCAAACAATTTTTTAATCGAATGATCAAACCCCGACATTGATGCAATCGTTATTAACTCTGTGAATATATTGTCACGACTGTATGGATTACTATCAGGAAAACAATCATTATACGTGAAATTAATATCAATTTCGTTATAATTAAGTAAACTTACTGCAAAGTGCAGACAGTCAACATATTCCTCTAAAGCCTTTTCTTTATTGTCTACAGCCGATTTCTTCCAGTGTTTAAAGTATGTTGGAAGTTCATTCATCAGCTCGCCTAGCTCAACGAATAGAGCTATACTCATTTTATTTTCAGGATATTCATTACCATTTAAAATACGTGTATCTAAAATAGTTTGCTGTTTTCTTATATTCTCAAATTGTTCTTTAAATTTATTCATTATATTCCTCCTAAATAATTAGCACATTGCACTGGGAAGAAACGGTTTTCTTCAAATTTCATATTTAATTTTTTTATTTTTTCCAAATTCCAAATTCCTAAACAAGTAAAGTATTTAACCCTAACGCCTGTGGTTATGAAAGGTCTAACAACGTATAAACATTCTTTTGCTACATTATCCCAAACCCACATATTAGGCTTTAACTCTTCAAATTTGTATGGTTTATGATTATAGACATCGCTTAACGCATAATCTAATGAACAAACTGTTCTTTCTAATTCATTATTCGAATCATTTAGTTCTTTTGCTTTATCAATGCAGTTTTTTAATTGCTCATCAGTAACGCCCCAATTATGATATAACATCTTAATGTAGTCTATTAATTCTTTCTTAGTTTGATTTTTTAAAGTACTATCGCTATGCAGCTTAAAGTGCTTAAATTCCGATGTATTTTCTTTTGGTTCAAAATGTTCATCGATTAACTCTTTAAACATATTTAATGCTAAATCTAATTCACATCCATGTTGTTGCTTTAACCTCTTATCATAAGCAATACAACAATTACAATCATCAACCTCATTGCAACCACAACTTGTAAATATATCAATTAAATCAAAAGCTTCTTCATACTCTCTTTTAGTCTTCATCGCTTCATCGTCTCAACTTTCTCAACTATATCTACAATCGCTTCATTATAACCCTTATCCATTGAAAAATCTAAAACATCACTGAATAATAGTGGTAATTCTTCTTCGAAAAATTCTTTATAATCATAAATTTCATATGCAAGAGTTTTATGATATCCGCAATAATTACTTTTGGGGCTTGGAGAACTAATAGCAATATAATTTTCTTTAAATACCATATCATGAGAGTTATATCCTCTCGTCATACTTTCAACATATGCTTGTGCTAATTGTTCCAAGTTAACAAACTCTACCCCATCAGTTTCTTCTAATAATTTTATATCCTTATCTTTCATCATTTTTAAACGCCCACTCCTTCCAACTATCATCCCACGCATCGGTTTCGCATTTGTTTACCCCAAATGGATAGGCGTGCGTTAATTGTTTACACGCTTTATCTAATGCTTGTTCCAACTGTTCGATATATTGTTTTACAAGCTCATATTCATCTTTAAAATAATCACCAGCATTATCAAACAGTGCTTTCAAATCATGCATTACTTCACCTTTGTAAATCGTTACTTTATTTTCCATCTATATCACTCCAATCTAATATAATTTCGTTCCACAATAAAAACAGTATTCAAACAACCCTGGATCAACATCGGTCAATTCATCACCACATGCAGGACAAAACTTTTTTCCCTCAATTATGCATGGCTCTTGAGGCTCTTCTCTTTTTAATAGTCTTTTATTTTCCCGCTCCATCCGTTCGATATGTCTTTCCATTTTAGACAATTTATCGATTAATTCTTGTAATACTTCTATATCATCATTCATTTTAACTGCTGATTTTTTGAGATTGAACTCATCACAAATATATATATATATTTCTTTAACTCTATCCAAAGCTTCTTGATATTTTGAATTACTCATACTTCCACCTCATTATTTTATATTTCCAACTCTTAACGGATTATAAAATTGGTTTGCAATTTCCTTTTTAACATCTTCGAGATCAATAGTTACTTTTACATTTTCACTAATATATATATCTCTTAAATCTCTTTTTCTAATCATTGGTGCAGCACAATCAGCTTTCATATCCATAGCATAATCCGCATGATGTTGTAGTGGCAATTCAGCTAATGCACAAGCTACCATTCTTTTATAATTACAAGTGCTTCGTTTTTTACACACTTTACATTTTGTTGCTAACATTGTTAAAAATCTCATTATTTAAACCTCGTCGTCGATTATAATATCTCGTGGCATTTGAAATACATCATTGCTATGTGTTTCAATATGTTCTTGTATCATATCCAATACTTTGACTGCTTTTTCTACCGACGAATAATTACCCATTGGGGAGTAATATTCTTCATTATTTCTTAATTCATAATTAACTAAAATATTATAATTATTGTTATCGCAACCCACATCAAAGGATTTGCACAACAATAATGATTTTTTATCTTGACTTCTAATCCAAATTTCCATCTTCAATTACCTCCTAAACCTTGAGAACATATTTTTTTAATCTATCTTCGCCTATTTCTTCTATTGTCTTGTGTACAAGTTCTTTTGTGGCAAACCAGATTGTCCCACTAGAAGCGACTCTCCATATAAAATTACTGTGTGTTGCCTTGTTTTTGTTATCGATACCAATGGTCCACTTATATACGTGTTCAAGATTCTCTGGTACGGTATCACGAGTTCCATGTTTAAGCATAATTACTTCGCACTTTCTTCGCTCAACTTCAAATTCGGCTTCTTCTTTGGTTAAGAAAATAAAACCTAATTCTCTACATTTGTTTAAGTTGTCATCGTTTTTATTCCAATTATGCGCTTCTATTGCGCCATTACAGTGTACTTTAAAACATTTATCGCCATCTTTTAAATCCCAGACAGTTTTTTGTTTTTGTGGAGTTAGCAATTTGCTAATTTCTTCATCTTTTACCTCATATTCTCCATTTTTGTCTATCAAGTTCTCATAAGTTTGCTCGAAAATATCGGGCTTACATGGGTAAAGTTCGCCTTTAACACCTTTAATGATGTAATCGCCATAATCAACTATCATTGTTCCTTCTAGCGTGTCGATTGCAATACCAACTAGCATTTTCTTTAACGTTCCATTCATACTAAAAAGTTCCATATAATCTTCAATCAAATCACTACCAACAAAATTACGTATTTCTTCTAAATTACTTCCCGTCCACCGAACTGCTTCTACAACTACAGGTTTCTTTCTATATTTAGGCATTATCTAGACCTCCGATTCCATAATTTTATTGCCTTATAGGGTTTAGCTTTACACTGATCATTATCAAACGAAGTAATACTTCCACATACACTACATTTAATAAAAACCAAACCTCCAAATCCTTTGTAGGAATTTACTTTACTGCCACAAAATGGACATGGCTTCAATTGATTGTCAATGTTAACTTTTTTCATCTTCAATTACCTCACAATTAGCTAGAATATTATCAATATTCCATGGTTCTTCATCTTCCCATTTAACAAATTTAAATAAACTATCTAAAATCCTACAACAAACTTTGCTAGCAACAATCCATTCATCCAACGACTTGAAAGGTTTATTTTTATACAAAAACAATCTGCCATCTCCATCTCTTGCAATAAAATTAAATCCCTCTTTTTTAGCAACTTTTAAATATTCATATTCAAATTTTGATAATTTAACAGGTTTTTTATATTCTTCTAATAAGTCCAGCAACGACCGCCTTAAACATTCTGAACATACTAATCCACTGCAATTGTGTTTGTTAACACTGGAATTTGTCGTAATTCGATGTAACCAGCAAGAGAGAATCTCATCAGCAGTGACATCTGTATCAAAATTTTTAATCTTTTCTTTAATCTTTTCTTTAATCTTTTCTATCTTTAGCATTATTTTTACCTTCTTTAAATTTATTGTTCCAATACCTTTTATTATTAAGATAGTTAGACATACAGCTGTAGCTACAGAATGTATAATTGCCCCTTCTATAAGCCCATTCTTTCATGTAGATGCTTACGTATGTCTTACCGCATATAGGACATTTTCTTTCTTCAATACGATTAATTTTTCCCGACATATGTATTATAAATTTGTACAGCTTGCTCGACTGATCTAACTACAAACACAAGATGTCCTAACTTGCGTAACTCCTCGTGAAATTTATCCTGAGCATTTCGAGTTTTACCAGTCTTAGTTTTAATTTCATACCATAATGTCATCCCATTGGGGCATATAATCATTAAATCAGGAGTTCCTACTATGCCTATTTTTATAGGTTTCATATTGTTTGTGTAAAAATTTCCTACTTGCATACGATATGGAATTGCGTCCAAATCAGATAAAGCTACTTCAATTTTTTTCTGTAATATTGTTTCAGGATTCATCAGTTACCTCCAATTTGACCGCTTCATATTCTTTACCATATAATTCGTTTTTAGCTACAACGGGGTACCCGAGTAAATTTGGGACATAATCTTTAAATGATGAATTTAACTTCATAAATATATACATAGCACGTGAAACATAGATAATATATTCACCCTCCTTACCAAGCAATGAATCATAAATTTCATCAACCATATTTTCATAAATACGTCTATTGATTTTCATGCTTTCTTACCTCTGATAGAATTTCATCCTTTATAGCGGATATATGGTTTATTATTTCATTAACACACTCTAAATCGTGCGTTCTTATTTCTCGGTTTATAAGTCCTAGGGTTAAATCATCAAGTGATTTATAAAAACTAATTGGTTGTAAATATTCTTCGTTTGTTTTTTTATTAAATAATATTTTATTTAATATATAGCAGTGTGTGTCTGAAGTGATTATGTAATTATCATTTATTTTTAATTTCATAATTTTAACTCCTTGTTTCGTACCGAATAACAGCGTTTTAGCCGTAACCCGTGATTGACTGCTTTTAACACAGTCGTATAATATACGCCGTACTTTTCCGCAATATCTCTAGTTGTTCCTTCATAAACAATATTATTTCTATCGTCTAACACTTGTAGTGTCTTTGTTCTTGTTGGAGCATCATAACCATAGTAGTCCAAAAAATTACGATAGCTTTTGAACTTTTTTTCAACAGTTTTTATATCTCCGCCCAACAGAATAAACTCTTTCTTTGTAGGCGAACGGTAATAACTGTTTAAAAACTCGTCAACAATATTAATATCTTTCATTGTATGGATCACCTCTATTTCCAATTGCATCAAATAAACTTTCCTGCTCATATCTCTTACTAAATTTATTGCAGTGCTTTTTAGTAGGTTGAATTTCCAACCTACTAATCGTACACTTATTTTTTATATTGAGTTTACAGCACTTGCATATGTTATTCATCAGGACTCCACTCCAATCCCAGAACAATATAAGTCGTAGTTTTAAGAAATGGATACTGCTGTTCATAATAGTTTTTAATCAAAAAGTTATTACCATCATCACTTAGTTTAAGTATAGAGTTATCAAATAGAGTTATTAAATCTAAATCGTCATCAGTGATTAAAGCTGAATTCATAATCTCATGGATCATGTAACTGTCTTTTTTATTTATGTAACATAATTCTTTCGCGTTTACTGCCTTGCTTAAAATTCGACTGTTTAAATTACCGATGCAATCACTTTCTTTCGTAAGCAGATATCCAGTTTTAATGCCCTTGTAAATCTTGTATTCACCATCTACACAATCAATAACGGTACTGTCTAAAATATCGTTGTCAGCTTCATACAAGATACCTACATTAAAGTTATAAAAAAACAATGTATTGTTTTTCTTATATAATCGATAATAGTCCCCGTTTTGTTTTGCTAATTTGCTCATTAATTCCACTACTTCATATAAACGACCATCCGTTTTTAAAATGTTTAATTTATCTTTCATAATTTTATTCCTTTTCTTTTAGCAGTAACGAATATCCATCCGGGCTTATACCCTCGTTCTCTTGCTATTTTTATTAAATCTTCTTTTGTTTTAGCCATTCCGACTTCCATTCTTTGTTTTCTCTTATGTTCAGCTATAGCTATTTTTTCTTGTTCGCTAATTTTTCGTAAACGAACTTCTTCCATACACTGCAATTCACGACCCTTAACCTCAAACTCGTGTCCACAGTAAGGACATTTATTTGCAGTTTTAAAAATCCTGAAACAGTTAGGACAGTTTCTGATTGTAAAACTACCATCATCATTATTTGTTTTATGTTTACGTTTAACACCCTCCAAAGTCCATTCTCTATTCTCATCGGGAAGACCATGTCTTTGATAATTACCAACACAGTCAATAATAACTGCTTTTTTTCCATTACCATCAGGGGTTAAAACTCTCATACTTTGCTGTATATATAATGCTATACTTTGTGTAGGTCTTAGCAGCAGTCCTATAGATGCATTAGGCAGTGTAATACCCTCACTTATAATATTTGCATTACATAGAACTGTATAATAACCTGAACGATATAAATCCATTATTTTTTTACGTTCAGTTTTATTCATCGAACCATCAATATGTACAGCTTTTATACCAGCTAAGTTAAACTCCTCACATACTTTTTTAGAATGATTAACACCGGCACAGTAAGCAATCGCTTGTCTGCCATCGCCTAATTTTTTATAACTGTCTATCACATCACCATAAATGGCACTGTTAAACATAAGATCATTAAGTTGCTTACCGTTATAGTCACCACCTAATGTATCGATATCAGTTAAATCCAATGCTATGTCAGGAGCATAATACTCAAAATCTGCTATAGCACCTTGTTTTATTAAATATTTAACTGATACACCGTTAATCAATGTATCGTACAATGTTAATTTATCTCCATTTAATCTAGTAGGTGTTGCGCTAAAGCCAATTATTATACAACCATAAAACTCGGCTATTTTTTTATAACTGCTTGCTTCACTCAAGTGACATTCGTCTATCAAAATAACCATAGGTTTTTCATGTTCCCCTAGGTGGTTTACTTCTGTAAATACACTTGCTAATCTACATTTATTTAACAACCCTAGACTATCTATCAGTTCTTTGTGCTGACTAAGGAGCTCATTTCTATGCGCTAGGATTAAACTATTGCCTTTGCAAGTTTCAACGAACTTAGCCATTACATAACTTTTACCACTACGGCAAGGTAACTGTATCAGGATACCTTTAGAACCTTTATTTATGGCTTTTATAGTATCCTGATAAACAGTTTCTTGATAATCTCTAAGCTGAATCATTGTTAAAATTGAATATCGTCTAATTTCAAGTCAGGTGTAGCTGCGCTGTTAAAAGGGTTGTTAGTGTTAGTTTCTAATAATTTCTTTTCCTTAATTTTAAAATCACCTTTTCGGATTTTATCTGCACTTCTTACTTCATCAACAATTAATCTTGTCTTAACCTTTCCAGCATTAGGACCTTGTTGTGGGATATATTCCTCTTCACGAAGTACAACACCGATGCGCTGTCCCTTTAACTTTTGTTCATTCCAGTCCCATTTAAATGTTGGATTTGATTCTTCAACCGCAGTAATAAATCCTTTAAAAAATGACTGTGCCTTTTCTTTGTACGATCTATAGAAAGAACCACCCCAGAAATTCATTGTTTTATACAGTTCAAGGTAATAATCCTTGAACTCCCCCTCAGCAATATCAAAACTAATTTTTAAACATTCTTTGACCGCATCATCCTCTACATTTTTGATTACAGCTACATATCCATTGGCTGGCAAACTTTCAAATTCTCCCGCTTCTTTAATTTCATTCCAGTTATTGATTTGTTTCATATTTGTTTATCTCCTTACTTGATTTGTAAATTTTGTTTTTCTTCAACATGGGCATATAATGTCATATTGTTTTTTAAAAAATTCTTAGTTGCTTTTTTGTCAATTTTAAATTTAATTTCCTCTTTGACTAAATCAGTATTTTTGTACTTATTGACAAACTCAGTTTCATCATCAATGATAACTGATGATGATTTAGTGAACCGCAATACACATTTAGGTGTTTCGATTTTCTTAATACCGTGTTCAAGCATATATTTTGCTAAGAACGCTTTTGTATTTTCATTTCTATTTTCAATCGCTTTAGCTCTATCCAATAGAACCTTAGCTTCTTCTTTTAATGCATTAACATCAACGTCATTGTTTTTTAATACTACCGCAATAGCTTCTAACTTATCATTTTCGGCTAACTGCAACTCTTGAAATCTTGCAATATCAGTAATCTCGCCAGTTTCTTCGTCTACAAGTGAATTAATCTCTTGATTAATTTCGTATAGTTTCATTAGCTCATAGCCTCCATTTCATAGTATTCTCTGATTGTTTTATCAACGATTTTTAAATCGTTTTCGATCTCGTCGCTGTCAAACATCTCCATTGGTGTCTTGACTGGATTTAAACCATCACTCCGAGTTAAAAATTTATAAACCCCATCGTCATTCCTAGCCATTATTACGATAGTGAATAAACCTTCCATTGTTAATTGACTATCAATCATTTTTCCTGATGTCTTAGCTTTTATATGCCCGTCTTCAGTTCTTTCTGTATGGTGCAATAAATATACAGTCACATCATCATTTAAACCTGATATAAAATCTAAAAGATTTTTAAATTCGACTGCAATATCTGTAAACTTTCCATAGCCCACTTCTTTAGCCTTATCAAACATTTGAAATGACATCAAATATTGGCTATCATCAATAACAAATGTTTTGCATTGATTTTGAAATTTGGACATTACTTGTTTTATTGCATCATACCTTTCACTACCATGATGTTTTCTTAAATCCAAACTGTTCAGTTTCTTTCTAAATGGCAATGCTTTTCCAGCAACATTCAATACCATTACCTCTGATTTCTCAAAATTTCTTAGGGAAGTTGATTTTCCACTTCCTGAACTTCCTAACACAAGTACCGCTAATCCCACTGTTTCATTTCCTCCTTAACATTTTTAATTTCTTCTCTTAATTCTCTTGATAAATCAAAATCCGCATTGTCCCAATGATCTTTCATTTCTAACTCAAAAAGCTGACGTTCAAGATTGAACAACTTTTCCTTTGATTCAGTCATATTAATCCTCCACAAGTTCGATGAATCTACAAGAAGTGGTATTATGAAGATGTTCTAAATTTTTAATTTTCATTCTCCATAAATCACCTTCATCATCGTAAATTTCCCCGTTTTCTGACTTATAGATTTTTCCTTTCGTCATATTAACTGATGAACTTTCTACACAAACAAGTTTCCCATTGTAATATTCAAGACCGCGTTCCCAGTCCCAATCAAAAGAATAAGCAGAACGATATTTAATCATTCCTAACGCTCTAAACGCATCACCTGAATACTTAAAATGTTTAACTTTCATAATATTCCAACTCGAATTATAACCGTGTGTTAAATCATCTCGATAATAGTCAAAATTTAAATAGCCACCCGTTCCAGTATTCATAAGTACGGTTTTATTTGTATTAAAATCACCTTTAATCAAAATGTATTTACTTCCATCTCCAAGTTCAACCACATCACATAGTTTTAAATCTTCTTTTTTCATTTTTTTATCCCTCCAGTATATAAACTTCTTCGTATTTCCTATCAAATTTACTATGGTCGCTTACATATACATCAATTACCTTTCCTCTAAACGAACCGGTATCTTCAGCAGTGTAAATGTGACCGTCAATCATTATCTTTGAACCTAGGGGAATATAATTTGTATCTACCCCTACCGTTCTACCCTCTACATAATTTGTACCTGAACGGGTTAAATATCCCGTCCACTGTCCGTTACATTCATAACAGCTACAGTAGTTAGTAATTTTGTAAATACCTAGTGATCTTCAAGCGGGTATCTCTTGCAATCCATAAGCAGAAGCTTCTTGTACTTCAGTGGGATATACTTCTTTAAATTCAGCATCTACTCGTGTACATACGTTTCCAATAACGCTAACTACTATACTTGCTATAATAAGAACCACTGCAAGTACTGTTAATATTCCACGACTTCTAAATCTCATTGTATTTTCTCCATTTTTGCGCTATAATTTTTATGTGTGTTGTGTGTCACCGATTGCAGTCGGTGACACTATTTTTATACCAATGATGTCATAGATAGTTTCTCTACTTAACCCTGTTTCTTTAAGCACTACATCGATAGGTAGCTCTGCTCCGTCATAATTCAAGTTATATTTGTGCTTAATTTCTCTTATCCGTGTATAAATGTATGTTTTTCCTCGACCGATAAATATTAATTTTAGTTGCTCAAAATTTAGCATTTTTAAAACCCCCATAAAGGTAACTGCTCATAGTTTGTTAATTTTTTCTTCATAAATTTGTTAATAAAATAAATTTGACCTTTACCAGTAATAAAAGTAGTTTTATTGATTCGTTTCAAACCGCCTGAATATTCCCAAGTACTTTCAACTAATTCCATAATTCCTAATTCTAATGATCGTTGGGTAGGTTCATTACGCATACATTCACGTTTGATTAAATAACCTTCATTCCTTAATACTTCAAACAGTCTATTTTGACCAATACTTATCCCATTTTGTTTTAATAATTTAGCTAAATCACCAATATAAATTGAATCAGGACTAGCGCTAACTGCCTCTGCAAACAATGCCTTTTCTTTTAATTGTTCGTTTTCTAAGGTTAAATGTTCAATTTTACTATTCGATAACAAAACCGCTCTAGCCATGATTTGCTCTGGGCTGTTCCATTTCTTTTCTAATTCAATAAAATACTGTCTAGCTTGTTTACCTTTCTCACTTCGCTGAAGCATCGAGATTTCTTTAGCCATATCAATACTGATTTCATAATCCGTTGAAGGACGTCCACCTTGAGGGTTTTGGACAATTTTGTCCATAACTTCTCTAAAATCAATATTTTCTTGAAAACCGTATTCAGCCATTCTTCCAAACCATTTTTTAAATGGTGTTTCAATTTCTAAAAACTTATGTAACTCTCTCGCTGATAATGTAATGCGTTCATTATCATAATTAGCTTTTAATAATTTGTTTATTTTATGTTCATCCGTTTTTTTCTTGACTTCTGCTATTGCCTTGTCGTATTTTCTTTTTTCGTTCTCATTGGATAAAGTATACTTTAACGCAACTTCAATAGCTTTCTTATTTTGACTCATTCTCTTCTCCTTCCCAATAAATTTAAGTTCTCGTTTAGCGAACTTATTAATTAAAAAAAATTGCTTGTACAGACTGGTTATAAAAATTCGCTATTTTTACCATTATTTCAGGTTTTGGTCTTCTGAATCCATTTTCGTAATTTGCGAGTGATGATTTAGCAATACCTAGTGAATTAGCTACCTCGTCCTGTGTTAAATTATTATCTTTACGTAATTTAACCAATCTTTCTGCAATTTTCTCGTTGCTGGCTTCCTTATTCATATTACCACCTCCTTTATTCAAGTTCGCCTATCGCGAACAAATACATATTACCATTGATACATTTAGTTGTCAATTCAATTCGCAAACTTTTTTGTTTTAAAAGTTTGCATTTTGAGTTATAATAGATTTGTAGGAGGTGATATAGATGGACACAAACAAAGAAATTGGTAAAAGGATCAAAGAAGTTAGAAATAATAAAAATATTTCTCAAGTTGACCTAGCTAAACAAATTGGTGTGGCAAAGAGTACCTTAGCTGGATACGAAAGTGGCTATAGAGCTCCAAACTACGAAATATTAAAAAAAATAGCTAATATTCTTTGTTGTACAGTAGAATATTTAATAATGGGAGAAGATGAAGAACCTGATTTAGATATCATTTCAAAGATTGATAAAATTATGTCAGGAGAGAGTGAAGAAAGAAAAAATCTTGTAAAAGCAATAGTTGACTTCTCGGACGAAGATATACTGTTGCTTGATAAGATAATAAAAGGTTTTGGGAACAAAAAAACCGATTAATATTAATCGGTTTCATGGCGAGCTTGCACCAAACATTTAATTATAAGTTTCAAAACTCGCGTATTATGAACTTCTTTTAAAAGCTCTGTTATGTGGGATTTAAGTAACTTTTCATAATTTAAGTCCATAATAACACCCCCTCTTATGTCATTTTTGGGATAGAGAAGTGTAATTACATTATATAACAATCTGAATCCAAAATGTTAAAACGAGGGCATTTGTCCGATTTCTCGGACGGAATTTTATTTATATGGTGAATCATATAAATCTGAAATACGTACATTAAGTGCTATAGCAATTTTTTCCATAGAATCCATTCTAGGAATTGATTTACCATTTTCAAAATCATTTAAAGTTGACTTTGAAATACCGCTATGGATTGCAAGTTTTCTGATTGAAAATCTTTTATTGTTTCTTACTTCCGAAATTTTTATTTTTAACATATCAGGTACCTCCTTTTTAGGAGTTTACCCTAAAACAAAAATATATAATCAGGGAGAGATATTTATGAAAAAAATATTTAAAAGTTTATTGGTTTTATTATTGTGTTTTGGTTTTGTAGGATGTAGTAAAGAAAAAAATAGCATCACTATCGAGGATGTAAATATCAAAACTGGCGAATTAGGTACTGTTGAAATCAAAAAAAATAATAGTAATTTTGGAATTAAAAGTAAAAAAATTATTTTTGATGACGATTCGATAGCAGAAGCAAGTAGTGATTTTATTACTGCTTTAAAAGCAGGAGAAACAAACTTCTACTTAGAAATCGAAACTTCAGATGGCGAAACAATTAAGAGTAATACCGCAAAATTAACTGTAACAGAAAAAGAAACTACATTTGTATCAAATGATGAAACATACAAAAAATTAGTTAATAATGGTTATAAATTTGAAAGACTAAACGATCCCAGCTACTTAGTAAAAGTAGGTGTTTCGAAAGATGATATAGCTATACTCTTATTAATTTCTAAAAGCGATGATGCAATCGGTGGTACTAGCATTAACTGCGTTTATAAAAATAGCGGTATCAATAATTCTCAATACCATATAATAAATCCGTTCCCCGATGCAACTGTTAAAGATGATTTTTCTAGTGATGATGTTTTAAAACAAAAAGCTGATTTTGGAAAATGGCTTTCAACTTATAATCTAGGTGCTACAGAAATAATTAGTGTTCTCACATATTATTATAGTTATGGATATTTAATAAATTAATACAAAAAAACCACCCCACTGCAATGGGATGGTTAAAGTGATACTGCAATATCACTGAGCATAATAAAATTATCTTTCGGTCGATAGTTTTTATTATGCTCCTATTATAACAAATAAAGGAGTAAAATAAAATGGCAAAGGAATATAAAGTCCGAATATTAAAAAACGGCGAAAAACGGTACATTTTTGACGTGAATATAGGATATAGAGCAGATGGGAGCAGAATTAGAAAAACTGTTACATCAAAATCTATAAAAGATGGTAGAAAAAAAGTGGCAGAATTAACATTAAATAACAATGGTAAAACTGTTTTACAAAAAAATAATATCTTTTCTGATGTATATGATTTATATATTGTAGACTGCAAAAAAAGAAATCTTTCACAGAACACCTTGAATAACATAGAAAAAACATGGAGAAAAAAATATAAAAGATTTGAAGGAGTAAAACTAAATAAAATAAAAGATATTGATATAATAGAATGGATCAAAGACATTAGTAATGATTTATCACCACGTACTGTTAAGACAAGAGAAGGCGGTTTGAATAGTTTTTTTAATTGGTGCTTAAAAAGAAAATATATAGATATTAACCCATTTATTTTTGTTAATAGGACTAAAGTTTCTAAACCTGAAATTACATTTTGGACCGAGGAACAATTTGAAAAGTTTATATCTACTATAACACACAACACACACAATTTAATTTTCACAACATTATTTTATACTGGATTGCGTAAAAGTGAATTATGCGGACTAGATATAACAGACTTAGATATAAAAAATAATGAATTACATTTGTCACATACAGTTAAACGCCAAGGAAATAAGACTATAATTACTACAGTGTTTAAAAACAATCATTCTAAGAGAATCGTGCCAATACCTGATTGGCTAACACCTAGACTTGAAGAATTTATGAAAGAAAAAAAATATCCTTTTAAAGGATGCTATACAAATTTAAATGATACACTTAATAATTACATCAAGGATATGGATTTGCCTAAAATAACAGTACATGGGTTGAGACATAGCTATATATCGATGCTGATATCTAAAGGTGTTGAACTTTTTACAATTTCTCAAATGGCTGGGCACAATGATATTAAAACAACTTCAAATACATACGGTCATTTATATTCTAGTGAAAGAAAGCGAATAACATCATTGTTTAAAAAATAA